TCCATTCATTTCCTTCAAACCATTCATCACAGTTGAAACACTTGAATTCAGGCGCCGTACCGCCTTTAGGTCCCGATCGTACATGTTTTTCATCATAGTCAACACCTTTCTTATACTCCACAAAGGCCTTCGCATTCATCCGCAAATTCCGAATCAAATGTTTCCCCAAACAAGTCGCGTTGTTTCTTTGGTTCCTGGAAATCTATGCTTCGGAGCGGTACAGCCTTCTTATGCAAAAACAGTTCCGCTTCCGTGTTCTTCAGTCCGTGCCTTATCTTGTCATCAACCTCGCACGCGTCCTCAAAGTCCGCTGGATAGTTCTTTTGCATGTTTTTCCACTGGTCATTGTGATGGTATGGACACCCTATGCAGGATGACTTGCCCGGCATTGGATGTACTCCACTTTCCTTGTACCACCTTAAGCAGTCCGCCCTTGACATTTTCATTTCAATGAGTGGCCAACGTGATGTAAGCCAAGGCATTCTAGCTTTTTTCATACGCATTGCTTCATCTGTTGATATGCCAATCCATTGTTCCACTATCATATCTTTTTTAACTCTGTGTCTAGGCTTTATTCCTAGAATTTCACGCATCTTTTTCTGTATGGGTATGACCTTGTAGTCATGTGTGCATTGCCTGTACAACATTCCAACCTTTCCGCCGGGGCGTGCCGCAAACAGTGGTGGATTGGGCACGCGTCCGGCGAAAGATTTATGCTCCTCATTTGACCCTTTAATGGGGTTCGCTGCGCGGATAAGGTCTTCCCTAAGGTTTCCTCTCTCTACAGTAATGATGGGACATATGGTTATTGCCTTCTTGAGGTATTCCACGTGTTCGTAAACGAATGATGGTTCCCATCCCGTATCGGCAAATATCATGTAATCGGGTTTGTGTTTTGTCAGCCCTTCCTGGGCCATGAGTGCCAGACAGGATGACTGAACCCCTGCCCCGAGTGATAGTATGCGGAGGGTTGGTTCTTTTTCTTTTCCTTCTTCATCAAAATACTTCGGCTCCTTCGTGGCAGCCACTGCCGCCATTGTGTTAAGTTGTCTGCGATTAGGTTTAAGCTTGGAAGACATTTCTTCCATAAGTTTTCTTCTCTCATACTCCATCTGCTCCGGGTTGATGGCAAAACCGGGCTTAACGCCCGCAATGGGCTTGTTTTCTGCTGCTCGTTTCTTTCCTTGGGCTCGGTACCCGGGTTTTTGTTCACTTTTAGTTGTCATTCAAGTCTCTCAATGTCTGGATTATTTTTTTCGTATAATATATGTCTTCAGCATAAATTGCAAGTGTCATGGCTAACTTTTCAAGGTCAACTAAGTCACTGATATACTGCGCCATTCTCTCTTCCCTGAAGTCCGTATAATGGTGGCTATTATTTAATAAATCAATATAATAGGATATGGATTCACACTTGGTCTCAAAGATCCTAAGCCCCCAGCTCGAATCAGGTATATTAATGGGCTTCATTTGGTTATCTGTTGAGTCAAACGTGCGAATCCCCATAAGATTGTTGCCTTCAACGGAAAATCTGGAGCGACCCCATTCAGATTCATGAATGGCTTGCGCCACAACTAAATCCACTGGGACCCTGTCCCACTCATCCTCCATTGAATTTAAGTGAAGAGCGCATGCCTTTACGTCTTCGATGAATTCCTCATTGTTGGTGTAACCCATTTCTGGATTAAAATTAAGACAGATTAATAGTACTGAACAGGCCCAACTCATTCCCCCCAACTTTCTCCTATATTGATGTCAACCTTTGACGGAACCTCAAGTTTCACACAATTCTCCATTACTTCCTTTACTTTCTTCCCTTCATTTTCATCCTTGACGGAACAGTCCAGTTCATCGTGGACTTGTATGAGAGGAATAATTCCCAATTCCTTATGTACATCAACCATCGCCTTCTTGGTTTGATCCGCAGCTGATCCTTGAATCAATCTATTTAGCGCCTTGTAGGTATAAGCTCTCTTGATTGCGTCCCCGTATTCCACCTTCGCTTGGTTGAGAGGCAGCGCTTTATGCACGCCCCACTGTGTAGGTTCCCATAAGTCAAAACGACATTTACGCCCAAGCAATGTGCGTATTACACCTTTGCTATTGGCGCGGTTCATAACCGCTTCCAGCATTCCTTGCATGAACGGTACACGTGCACGGAAGTCAGCAAGCATCTTTTTCGCTTCCTGTGGATCTATGTCCAACTCACGTGCTAACTTGTTGTAGCCCATTCCATACATGACACCTAGCCCGATAGTCTTCGCAAGGCGTCTCTCAACTCCTGCCATGTCCGCTGTTTGTTGGTGAAAGTCGAGGTCTTTTTTATGATATGCTTCCTGTACTTCCCTAGAACCATCTTGTTCGACGAGACACGCCCAGTGGGTAAGTAACCTGGGCTCTTGTTGCGAGTAGTCCGCTTTAAGCCAGTATTGACCCTGTTCCGGGATAAAAAGTTTCCTAATCTCCTGCGCAAATTGCCCCCTGTTCGGAATTTGCTGTAAATTAGGATGATTATAACTAAAGCGACCAGTGACAGTACCTCCACTGTCAGACCTAATTTGGTTAATGTGAGCATGAATCCTCCCGTCATCATTGTGATTTAATAGACCATGCAGGAAGGTCCCCCTTAACTTGTTCAATTCCCTCGCCTGCATAATTAACCGAGGTAACTCGTGCGGATGGTCCGTCAGGAACATCTTCGTGAAGGAAGGGGCACTGGTCTTTTCCGTCCTTTCATATGGAAGATTCAATGAATCAAACGCCTTGGCAATGGATGCCGCGGCCCATATTTCAATGTTAAGGTTAGTAAGATTCTTGATGCGCTTCATTAATTTTTTTTCTTTATTTCTAAACTTGTCATTCAATGTCACGCATCTATCAGCGTCAAATCGAACACCAATTTGTGTCATACGATAAATAACATGAATTAATTTGCATTCCAAATCATATACTGTTGTGAGATTATCCTTGACAATCTCCCATGACATTTTCTCATGTAGCTTGTATGTTAAATCAGCATCCGCTTCCGCATACTCACCCACAAAAGTAGAGGGTAACTTGTACATCTCGTTCTTGGGATCAACACCAAATGCCGCTGCTGCTTCCTTAAGCTTTTGTTCATTCTTGAATTCACCTAGATATTCATGAACAATGCTGTTGAGTGTATAGGAAAATCTATTCTCATCAATGAGCGCCGCAGCTACCATGGTGTCATGGACGCGTCCCTTGACTTCTATTCCCAGTGTGGAAAGCCAGCCAATATCATATTGAGCATTGTGAAACAATTTCTCAATGGAACCGTCTTCACATATAGACTTAATATACTTGATAACTTTCTTTTCATCCATATTCCCCCCACCAGAGTGAGCGATAGGGTAGTAACCCTTGAAAGAGGCATTTGCTATCGCAATTCCAATGACGTATCCACGCTTGCGTGGCCATCCTGGTCCTTCCTTGATCAAATGCGGGTCACATGTTTCCAAATCCACCGCTACCTTGCCTTCTAGTTTAGGAAATTCCGTGGGGGCAACCCAATTTGAATTAACTGTCTTAAACAGATCTATCGTCATTTATTTTCCTCATTTCTTTATTTAATTTTTTAACGTGTTTTCTGGTCATTTCTCCCATAATCTCACCTCGAGATTTCTTAGGAGTGTATTGATCTTCAAGAAGTAACTCGGCATAGTGGATAACTTTTTCCACATCCTGTCTTCCTCCCTTGATGCTGTGCCTGGTGATATACTTGACAATGTTTCCTTCATACCATCCAAGATTGTTCTTGACTATATAATGGCTGGGCTGAATTGCCATTCTCTTGTAATGATCCCCTCCTATCTGTTTTTTATGGGCGCTCATATTATAAATCCTCCATATCTTTGTGGTTGCACTATATGTAACGCTTCCCTTGCGCGCGTAGCCCCTACATAGAACACACGGGATTCATCATCTGCATTCACTTCCATGGCTTCTTGTGCTTTTCGTGGTAGGTCCGTAAGAAGCATTACATTGTCTGCTTCTCCCCCTTTAGCGCCATGAACGGTGCTTAAATTAATCCTTGCTTCAGTATCTCCTGAATTATTTCTTGACTCTACTGCCCTTAAAAATTCCTTGTCCCTATTGCCTACCTTATCAAATGCTACATCCCAAGGACGTCCGCATACAAGTAGACCATGTTGCATTACCAATTCTTCCATTTCATATTTTTCTTTACCGGCTGTCTTCAGATGCTTGAATCCCCTATCAATTCCCACTTCCGTGGACATGTAAGAATAAATGGACTTGACTTCAGGAAACTCTATATATTCCCCTTCATTCAATCTTTTCCATGCATCCACCGCGTTCAATAGCTTCTGCGATATGGGGAGCTGATTATTTCTCTTATATAAT